AGATACATTTAGCGGGATTTTTTCTTTACTGGCAGATGTTGCGAAAGCACCACTCAATCTTGTTATTGGATTTATTAACGGACTGATTATAGGTGTTCAATCTGGCATAAATGCAATAGTAAGGTCTGTAAATAAGCTTAGCTTTAAAGTACCAAACTGGGTACCTGGTATAGGTGGCGAAGATTTTGGATTCCATTTACCGGAAGCCGACTTCTCTAAGATTCCATACCTTGCACAAGGCGGATATGTTAAGCCAAACACCCCACAGCTTGCAATGATTGGTGATAACAGACACCAGGGTGAAGTTGTAGCACCAGAGGATAAACTTCTTGATATGGCACAGAAGGCAGCTGCTATGGCATCCAGTGCAGAACTGTTGGCAGAAGCCATAAGTATTCTTAAACAAATACTTAAGATACTGGAGACACTGGACCTTGATATACAACTAGATGGAAAGAGCCTTAAAAAATATGTAGTTGATAAGATTAACGAGCATACAAAGCAGACAGGAAAATGTGAGATTATAACTTAACAAGGATGTGATGAATTGATACTAAGATGTGACAATCAGGAGCTTCCGGCTCCTGTGTCCATCAAGGTGGATGATGAGATTATATGGTCTTCTTCTACAGGACGAGCACTTGACGGAACAATGTTGGGTGATGTTGTCGCTGAAAAGAAGACCTTATCTATTAATTGGGGAATATTGAAGGAAGATGAGATGGCACTTATTAAGAACAAACTTATCGCCGGATTCTTTCCAATAACATTCCATGACGATGGACAGGATATAACAATAACAAGCTATAGAGGTACATTGAGTAAAGAGGTGCTGGGTGATATAGGGGACGGTAACTATTACTACAGAAGTGCCAGTGTATCTATAATACAGCAGTAAGGAGCAGAACATGAAAAAAACAATGACTATTAAACAGATTGATAATAGTGCAACAATGCTTAAGAATTTACAGGGCTTAAGAAAGCATTGGCCTGTAAAAGTAAATTATGCAATTGCAAAGAACCTTAAGACATTGTTAGGAGAAGTAGATATTTTTGTTACACAGAGAACTGAAGTAATACAGAACAATGTGCTTAAAGATGAAAATGGGAATGCTGTCATGGATGGAGATTCTTACCAGTTCCCAGAAGGTAAAGAGCAGGAAGTTGTAAAAGAGATTGATGAGATGTACAACATGGAAACGGATGTTGATGTACATATGATTAAGATGGATGACATATCTGTATGTGATTCTGACAGCAGGTACGATGGAACTACATTAGAGGATATTGCGGCCATTGAATTTATGATCGAGGATTAAGCTTATGTATAATAATGTATCAGAGCAATTTGCAACAACAATTAGATCACCATCGCGAACATTTAACTTACGATTAAAGATAAATGGTAAGTGGATTGACGCTGGCTTTAAAAAGATGAGCTATGAGACCGCTTCCACATCTGATGAGGGTATACAGATAGGTTCGGCTGTTGCAGCTAAGATAGAACTGACAGTAAAAAGAATAAATGAGTTGTTTGAAAACACAGAGATTCCTATAGAGATAGGATTGAAACTGCCAAGCGGAAAGTATGAGTATATTCCACTTGGCTTTTTTACTGCAGAACATCCAACGCTTGACCAGGCAACCACAACATTTACGGCTTACGACAGAATGATGAAGACCACAGGTGTATATGTATCTGAATTGACATATCCTGCAAGTGCAGAATCTGTTTTAAAAGAGATAAGTACTGGATGTGGCGTTCCCTGTAATGTATCTGGCTTGAATGGAATAACTATTGATACTGCACCGGTAGGATATACCTATCGTGAGGTTATCGGATATATCGCTTCTTTAGCTGGAGGTTTTGCTTGCGTAGACAGAACTGGAACAATTGTTATTAAGTGGTATGAGGATAATGGCTATACGATAAATGAATCACGAATAATGACATTTGAAAAGAATGAGAGTGATTACCATTTAGATTATCTTACATGTAATGTTGACAGTAATACTTCTTTTACAGTAGGAAGTGGAACTTTGGGAATAACATTTGATAATCCACTTACAACAGAAGAAAAGCTTAACTCTGTATACAAGAAAGTAAGAGGATTTGCGTATAGAGGCGCAAGCTTAAAGACGCTAGGAGATATTCGACTGGATCCATGGGATATTGTAACTGTTGAAGAATTAGGTAAGACTTATAAGGTTCCGGTTATGAATATAACTCAGGAATATGATGGAGGTCTTGCCATGACTATTACAGCTTATGGCAAAACAGAAACTGAAACAGAGACAGATTATAAAGGACCATCTACTAAGCTTGTAGAACGAACATATGCGGAAATGATGCTTACTAAGGAACTGGTTTCTAAAAAGGTAGATGCAGAATGGGTTAAGGCTAATACGGTAACTGCAGAGACTATTGTGTCTGTAAACAATGAGCTGCAGTATATTAAGAACAATTACCTTAAATCTAATGAGGCAGACATAAAGTTTGCAACAATAGAAGAGGAAAAGGTAATAAAATCTGACATAGAGCAGCTTAATGTTAAATATGAGAAAGTAGGCATATTAGATGGTGATGTTGCTGGTATTAAAACATTAATGTTTGGCTCTTCCACTGGCAAAAGCATTACTACAGATTTTGCCAACAGTGTTGTGAGCATGATAGGTACAGCACAGATAAAGGATTCTATGATAGATTCCTTAGATGCAAAGAAAATAAAGGCTCTGGACATTGATACCACAGATGTTGCAGTACATAGCAAAGACGGTTTGAGTAGATGGTCTGATAATACGATACAGATAAGTGATTCTAAGCGTGTTCGCGTTCAGATAGGTAAAGATACATCTGGAGACTATAACATGTATGTGTGGGATGTAAAGGGCAACCTGATGTTTGACGCGCTAGGTCTTACAGAACAGGGAGTTCAACGTGAGATAATCCGCAACGACATGGTAAAAGAAAATGCAAATATATCTGCTGGAAAACTGGATATAGCAAGCCTTTTTAGTGTTATTAACAATGATGGCACACATACGCTTAAGAGCAACAAGATATATCTGGATGATGCAGCACAGACACTTAATGTTCTTCTGCAGGATATAAAAACCGGTTCTGGAAAGGATTATTCTGAATGGGGAAGCTTATTAAAGCAGTCTGATGATTTTATAACACAGAAGCTTTGGTGGACTGAGAACATAGATGGAACCAGCGTTAAGGAAAAGTTTTCTAATGTAAACCAGACATTGCAGGAATACAGTGTAAGCCTGTCTAATCTAGCCAAGTACGATGATGAAATCTATTTAATATCTTATGTGCCAACAAAGGATAATTATCCGGCTTGGGATTGGTGTGTTCCTGTTTATCCATCAGACACACAGTTTCCACGCGAAGAAACATGGCAGTATAACGATACTGAGTGGGATAAGTATATTGGAAAGATTGCTTACTGGGAAAACGAAGGAAGAGCATGGCGGTTTATTCGTAATGAGGATGGAAGCCATGGCTGGAAAGAGATTCCAAATTCGGAAACAGCTTATATGTTAAGACAAAATTCTGCATTAAGAATCAATCTTGATAGCATAAGTAGCAGTTTGTCATTAACTCAGCAGGATTTAAAGGGCAATTATAGCACAACAACGCAGATGAATAACGCTATAACACAAGCAATAACTAAGGAAAGTAATAGTATTAAGCTAGAAGTATCTGGCACCTATGCAACTAAAAATGATATTAATAATCTACAAATTGGTGGAGTCAATAGATTCATAAAAAGCACTGTAACTCCTAATAAGTATATAACAGCCACTGGCATAATAACAGATGGCGGTAACTATTGGGATTTGACGGACTACATAGATGTGTCTAAGTGGAAAAACTATGTAGCGAGTGGATGGACCAATCTGGGTAATGCACCGGCTACTTGTTTTTATGACAGCAATAAAAAGTTTATCAGCGGAGTAGCAGATAAATCTACTGGAGTAAGAGGTTCTCTGCCAGTTCCTTCTAATGCTGTATATATGCGTTTTAGCTTTGCACATGTAGATACAAACAAGCTAAAAATAGAAAAGGGTACAAAAGCTACAGATTATTCTCCAGCACCAGAAGATATTGATGTTAAGTATGCTACAACAGCAAGCCTTGAAGCATACATTAAGAAAGACCCAACGACAGGGGAACTTAAATCTGCAATTGAAGCTATTGCAGATGATATAACACTTAATGCAAGTGGAACAATTAATATTAGTGGTAATAAGTCTGTTAATATCAATGGTAATCTGTTCACGCTTACATCTACTAATACTACTATTTCAGCAGATGGTTCGATAGACTGTAAGAAGCTAAAAGCTGTTAATGCTGATTTAGAAGGCACATTTAAAAATGTAAATGTAACTGAAGAAGGTATTACAATGACCACTACTCTTATTGGTGGTGAATACCTTATGAAAAGTAGCACTGG